TCGCCATGCGGTCGGCGAGCTTGAGCATTTCCTCGCGCTTCTCGTGCTCGGTGAGGTTGCTCGAGAGAACGTCGGCAGCCATCGCGGCGAGCGCGCGCTGCATCCAGCTGATCGCAGCGAGCGAGTCATCGATCGGCGGGTCACCGAGCCGCTGACGCAGGGACTGCTTCGCCACTCCATCGACGCTAAGGGCTAAGAATCACCGTCGGCAGAGGGCTGCCGGCCGGGGGGGGTCGAATTTCTGGGGAACGATTTTTTCCCTTGGGGTTGCGCCGGGCTGTCCTTTCGATCGGCTAACATTTTGAAACCATTGGGGGGTCCCCGGCCGTATGGTCCGCGATCGAGACGAGCCGGGTCGCCAGCATGGCCGGGCGCTCGCGCACGAGCTCCTCGCGCACCACGTCGCGCACCACGCGGCGGACGAGCTCCACGAGCGCGCCGGCTGCGTCCTGGGCGTCTTTCATCGGCCCGAGCCTCCGGCCGAGCCGCTGTTGAGCCACGCGCGCACGCGAGAGGCCGGATATCGAATTATGACGCCTCCGCCGATGCGGACAAACGGAAGCCCCTTACCTCTGCGCCAGCGGGCGATCGTCGGCGCCGAGAATCGGTGCTGCGTTGCGCGCTCGAGAAGGTCGATCAATTGGGTCTCGGTGAGTAGCTGATCTTCGACCAGGTAATCGCTCTCCATGCCCGCATGCTGCGCGAGCAGCGGTGATCACCGGAGCCCCCCCGAGAACATGGGATGCTGCCCGGGATCACCGGAGAGCGCCGGGCCGTCCTTTTCGATCGGCTAACGGTTTGAAACCACTGTGGTCCCCTGGTCGAGGCTGCCCTGCATGCTGGTGGGCAGCGGGCGACAGGTGATCACCACCCCCTGCTGGGACTCCTGCTCAACCCACTGCTTCACCATGGTGAGCACGGCGATGCGTGCATCGTCGTCGTAGAGCAGGCCCGTGAGTGCGTCGAGGGTAGAGCGTGCGAGCTTGTCGATGTCGGGCTTCACCATCGGATGCAGCGGTGCCGCTGGCTTGAGCTTGTTGCTGTTGCGCCCCGTTCCCCAGTGGCTCTTCGGTCGAACGAGCTTGAACAGCAAGCCGAGCTCGAGCGGCCGCTCGACATGCAGCGGCGAGGCGGGATCACCGAGCGCTGCACCGACGCGCTCGCGGATCGCTTTCGTCCACGCGGCGAGCGCGCGCTTGTTGGCGGCAGAGCCGCTCGCGATCACCACGGGACGGCCGCGCACGAGCATCGCGCGCATCGAGCCCTTCGGCGCTGGCTCGCCATGTACCTCGACGCTGATCACACGTCCACCGTGTGCACGAACGCATCGCTGTGCAGCCCCTTCGTCGCGCTCGTGACGACGAGGCCGCCAGCGCCGTCGAGCATCACATCGCGGAACTGGTCCCCGTGATGGTACTTCGCGTATGCGACCGCGAAGTCCTGCGCGAACTGGAACGCCTGACCGACGCGACCGAGCGCGCACAGCGCAAACGCGCCGCTGCGTGCTTGGCCGGCGTCCTCCATGCGCCCCGAGAGCTGCCAGCCGCACTTCCCGCACCACGCGCGTCCTGCGCTGGTCATCGTCCAGCCGACGCACTCGCGCGCGCCCATCTGATGCCGCCATGCGGCCGCGACCACGATGTCGAAGGCCCAGTCAGCGTTTGACGTCTCGGCGAACGCGTCTGCGAGCTTCGCCGCGACGTCTGCTGCGACGCGCGCCGTCGCCTCGCCGGCATGTTCCGAAAGCTTGGCTGCGAGATCGCGCTCGACGTCCTTCGGGTCCTTCACGACGAGCCGCCCTTCGGGTCGTACTGCAGCGGCGCGAATGCCGGCAGCTGCGCGTGATCGATCGCGTCGACGAGCCACGCGCGGTTCGCCACGTGCCAGCCGTCGACGATATCGACGGCGCCGCATCCCTTGCGATCGAGCCTGCGCTCGCACCGAGCAGCATGCTCGACGAAGCCGCGCAGCATCGCGCGCTCGAGCTTGAACTGCGTCGCGAGCCACACCGCGCCGGCAACGAGCATCGCCGCCGCGGCGCCTGCGTCGATGTCGCGGATCGCGAGCGAGATCCACAGCTCGGCGGCCTGCTCGTCGAGATGCAGCGCGGCCGCGCGCGACGTCAGCCGATACAGCATGCCGCCGTCGCGATCGCCGATCAGCAGCGTCTTCGCTACCACGACCGGATCGACCCCGCCATCGACAAGGCGACGAACGGCATGCGGCACCTTCATCGCATCCTCGTGCTTCAGCAGCTCCTCGAGCACGCTCTTCAGCCGCGCGAGGTCGCGACGGTCCTGGTCGGATTCGGCCGCTGCCTCTTCGATGTTCACGTCATAGAGCTTCATTCGTCGTCATCTTCCCGGCGGGCCCCCGCCATCTTGATCGCGCCCTCGAGCGCGTTCGCGAAGCTCGGACTCTCGACGCTGGCGACGTCGCCGCGCATCGTCACAATGGTCACGCGAAAGCCCTCGTCGTCCTCGGTCTCGCCCTTGACGAGCTGCGCGACGAGGCGCTTGCAGTTGAGGCCCTTCAGCCGCAGCTGCAAATCCACCGCGGGCGGTGGCTTGCGACGCGGCAGCGAGGCCTCGACCGCCTTCATCCGCAACCAGTCGCCGGCGTGCATGCCGTCCTGGGCGGCGAGCACGCGCAGCGTGCGCGTGATGTCCTGGTGGTCGATGTCCTTGCGGCCGCGCTCCTGCGCGGCGTCGACGAGCCGCTTCAGCTCGATCGATGACATGGAGATCGCCTGCACGGCATGCAGCGCATCCGACGTGCGCGCGACCTTCGACCAGATCGCGAGTAGCTCGTCGATGCGATACGGACCGACGTCTTGCTCGTTCGGCTTCACGACTTCCGGCCCCGCTTCTTCTTCGGCGCCGCGGTATCGGGCACGGTCACGTCGCCGTCGTCGGTCTCCTCGACGTTCGCGGCGGCAGCGGCCCTCATGGTCTCCTCGGCAGCGGCCTTCAGCGCCTCGTCGACTTCGGGCGGGTCCTCGGCGATCGCGTCGGTCACATTGCGCTTCGCCAGCGGCAGGATCTTGCCGACCTCGAACAGGTTGGCGGCGCGGCGCTCGACGATCTCGTTCGTATCTTCGCGCACGAGCTCGACCATCCGGGTCGCAGCGACGACACGCTCGTGACAGAGCACGACCTGGCGGCGCTCGCGCGTGCGCAGCTCGAGGCCCATCGCGTTGATGTGCTTTTCGATTGCGGCGATCCGTTCGCCCCACTCGCGCTTCACGTCGGCGAACTGGTCCTGCAACTGGTCGCGCTCGTCCTCGAGGCGCGCCTTGCTCAATGCGATCTCGAGCAGCTCGTCGTTCGTTAGCCTGCAGGGCAGCTCGCGCTTGATGCCCTGCGCGATCACCTTGTGCTCGGGAAGCTCATCCCCGCCGCGCTTGGGAACGCTGCGCTTGATGCCGTCGCCGCTCATGAGCGCCGCGTCGTCGGTGCCGTCGGTCTGGGTGTTCTCGTTCGTGGTCGTTTCCATGTTCAGTCCTCGGGTGCAGTTGCGGTGTCAAGGTTCAAGAGCAGTTGAACAAGTGCGCTCGCCGGATCGTCGGCGGATGCCTTGGCCTCGACGATGTTGTCGTCGGAGCCCCATGCGAGCGCGGAGATGTAGACGACGTCGCTCGGTCCGAGCTTCCTTGCGAACAGCTGGAATGCGCGCGCGCCGCGAAGCCGCTTGAACAGCAGCTCGGCGAGCGTTCGATCGGAGATCGGTTTCATCGAGCACCTCGCTTGCGGCCGATGCCACGAGCAGTTGTGCGCAGCCGATGGCTGTTCGCGCGCACGACATCGCACTTCGCGATCTCGGCGAACAGCCGCTCACGCGGCGGGTTCTTCGCGCACCATGCCTTCGCGAGCGCGTTCGCCAGGTACTGCCGACGAGCTTCGTACTCGGTCATCGGCGATCTCCGTTGATGACGAAGCCGAGCTCGCTGCCGAGACCGGCGAAGGTTTCGATCTCGGCTCCGCTTCGAGATAGCAGCGTCACGAAGCTGGCGTGCGTCGCATCCTCCTGAAGCTCGCCGGTCTCGGCGTCGACGTAGTTCTCGCGCCAGGCCGGCACGAGGGTGACGTGCAGCAGCGGATGGCTACGTGCGCCGACGCGCTGCAGGCGAGCGAGCTGCTCGACGCTGAAGCCGATGTACACCGCCGACGTCGCCCAGCCCCATGCGAAATATTCGGCGAGCGCCCACCAGAAGGCCGCGACCAGCGCACCGCGGCGATCGCCCGGCGGGTTGAGGAATACGGTGCCGGGCTCGTCGCCGTCGCGGTTCGGGCACCGGGCCTGCGTGCGCAGCTCGAGCGGCGCAGGCGCGCCGGGGAACCACGGCGTGCGCAGGCCGTTCTGCTGCTTCGTGATGAACCGGCGCGCCCTGACGTTCTCGTTCCACATCGCCGAGCTCGCCGGATCGACGTCGAACGAGCCGATCGTCGCGCGCGCGAGCTTCAGGAACGACGGCGGGGTGCCGTGCTGGTCCGTCTTCGCGCTGTGCTGTGCGTTCATTTGCCCCTCCGGTATTCGGGCTCGTCGCGGACGGTCCACGGCCCCCAGCCGCGCTTCGTCAGCTTCGCGAACAGCTGCCCGGCGCGGACGGCGGTCATGTTCCGCACGTCGAGGCCGAGCGCATGCAGGCGGCGCGCTTGCTTCAGGCTCGCGAGGCCGCGCCTGCGGCGGTCCTGCAGCGCCTCGATGTAGCGCGAGGCCTCACCGCGGGTGAGCTCCATCGGCAGCTTCGAGAAGCCCGCCTGTGCGAGCGCGCGCAGCTGCATCGGCGTCGCCGGCTCTTGTGTCCATGCGCCCTGCGGATTGGGCGGCAGCTGACCAAAGAACGGATCGACGTTCTCGGCGCGGTAATGCGCCATCGCGATCAGCTTCACGCGCTCGCGGCGAGCGTTCGCCTGCTCCTCGGCGTGCGCGAGCACGTCCTCGAGGTCGAGTTGCCCCTCGTCGAGCGCCTTCTCGACGTCGGCGCGAACATCCTCGGGCAGGTCGAGGCCTGCGAGTGCATCGGCCGGCCCGACGAGCTTGTGCTTGCCCGCGTTGCCGACGAAATCGAGCACGAGGACATCGCGCTTGCCGTTGGCGACGCTCTCGGCGTAGCTCGCGCCGAGGATGCGCGTGCCGCGCCCGATCATCTGCGTGTTGAGCGCACGCGACTGCGTCGGACGGAGCAGGCCGACGCACGCGATCCCCGGATCGTCGAAGCCCTCGGTGAACAGCGCGCAGTTGAACAGGACGCGGAAGTCGCCGCGCCGGAACGCCGCTAGACAGGCTTCGCGCTCGTCCTCATCGGCGCTGCCGTCGATGGCGCACGCGACGCCGGGCTCGTAGCGATTCGCGATTTCGGCGAGTGAGTGCGCATGCGCAACGTCGACGGCGAACGCGATCGTGCGGCGGCCGCGAGAGAGCTCGAGCAGCGGGCGGACGGTCGCGTGCAGCGCCTTCTCGCGCGACATGACCGCGGCGAGCTCGCGCTGGTCGAGATCACCGTGGTGAACGCGCACGCTGCTGAGGTCGATCTCGCCGACGGTGACGCGCTTAGCGAGCACGGGCACGAGCCACTCGTCGGCGATTGCGGCGCGCATCGAGTAGCGGAACGCGACGGAGTCACAGACGGCGCGCATCCCGACGCCGTCGAGGCGATCGGGTGTCGCGGTGACGAACAGCGTCGGAACGCCAGCGAAGTGCTCGAGGATCGCGCGGTAGCCGGGCGAGACGGCGTGGTGACCCTCGTCGATGACGAGCACGCCGAACTCGCGAGGGTCAAAGCCAGCGAGGCGAGCACCACGAAGGCTCTGCACGGAGCCGACGACGACGGGCGCTTGCCCGGCGCGCTGGTCGGCCTGCTCGATCGCGGCGCGAAGGCCGAGGTCGGCGAGCTTGTTGCGCGCCTGCTTGAGCAGCTCGCTGCGGTGAGCGACGACGAAAGCACGCTTGCCAGTCGCGACGACGCGCCGAGAGATCTCGGCGAAGCAGACGGTCTTGCCTGTACCGGTCGGAAGCTCGAGCAGAGTGCGGCGATTGCCACGTGCCCACTCTGCCTCGACAGCCGAGATCGCCTGCTGCTGGTACGGGCGCAGGGGGGGGGGATCACCCGCGCGGAGATTTCCGCCAGGTGTCGCCCCCTGGTCCTCAACGGCGGTCCGCGGCCCCGAGCTCCCAGCGAGGTCTCCCAGGCCGCGAGACCCAGCCGTTGAGGACCCAACGGTTGAGCCCCCTCCCACCCCCTCACTCCTACACCTGGGGGGGTATGGGGGGGATGAGAGGGGGGGGGTGCGACAGGGGTCCTCAATCGACTCGAACGGTGATTCATGGGGTCGATTGAGGGGGGTCGATTGAGGGGGGTTAGACCAGGCGAAAAGATCGGCCTGAGCGGGGTTCTGAAGACGGCCGGCCATGGAGATCACCTCCCCCCTTCGACAGGGAGATCACCCTGAATGTGATCATCGGCGAGCACGTATCCGAGGATGCGATCGGTGCGCAGAATGCCCTTCCGGTGCAGCTCGCGGAGCGTTGCGGCCGGCGTGCCCTGCGGCTGCTTGAGGCCGAGCTCGCGAGCGAGCCGTGACGACGAGACGCTGCCCTCGTTTCGAGCGATCGCGATCGCGCGGTTCTCGCGCTCCTTAGCCTCGCGCTGCTGCTCGACCCTTTTCCGCTCAGCCTTGAGCTCCTTCTGCTGCTTCGCGGCCTCGTCCTTCACGTCGGCGACCTCGCCGCGATAGCTCAGGCGCGCCTGCCAGCGGTCGAACTGCTGCTTGCGCTCGAACCCGAGCACGAAGCTGTCTCGTCGGAGATCGAGGTTGCCGCGCATGCGGATCTCCGAGAGGTGCTCGTGCTCGTTGCGGATCGGCGTCGTGACGATGACGTTTCGCGCGGCCGCGCCGAAGTCGCTCGATCCGCGGAGCTGCTCAAACGGATCGAGCTGCGTCTTGGGGTCGCCCAATTGCTTCTTCGTGTGGTGCAAGAACATCACGCAGGCGCCGGTCTCCTCGCATATCTCCGTCCATGCCCGCGAGAACGCCGCGGCGTCGCGCGTGCTGTTCGGATCGCCGACGAGCACGCGTGTCAGGTTGTCGATCACGACGAGCGCTGGCTTGCGCTCCTTCAGTTCGGCGATGAGGCGCCTCTGGTCGCCGGCGTCGGGCAGCCGCAGCAGCGAACGCGAGATGTGCATGTTCGCGCGCAGGCGGTCGTCGTTCGGCGTGATGCCGCGCGCGCGGGTGAGCTCCCAGATGCGCTTCCGCAGGCGCCGGACGTTGTCCTCGAGCAGGAGACCGACGACGGGTGCCGGCCTGCCCAGCGTGTTCTTGAACGTGCCGAGCCAGTCCTCGCCGAGCGCGACGGATAGCATCAGGTCGAGCGCCGACCACGTCTTGCCGCCCTTCATCGGACCTCCCCACAGCGCGGCCTCACCGCGCGGCACGAGGTCGCGGATCACCCAGTCCTGCGCGTCATCGTCGTCGGGCTCGTCGTCGCCGAGGAACTTGTCGAAGTCGACGACCCAGCGCGCGCGATGTCTCTCGGCGATCGCGCGGCCCTCGTGCTCAAGCCGGCCGAGCTCGCCGGCGATCTCCGCGATCATCTCGCCGGGGTCGTGCGGCCAATTCCACGCTTGCTCGCGAACGGAGTCGAGCAGCAGCAGCGCGCGGCGGTTTCTCGACAGCGTCGCTACCGTGTCGGCGTACGCGAGCACGTTGTCGACGGTCGGCACGCGCAGGAGCAGATCGCCCAGGTAGGCAATGGTGACTGCGTCGCCTTTGCCGATCTTCAGGAGCTCGGACTCGATCGTAACGACGTCGATCGGCTTGCCTTGGGCCTGGAGGTTGCGGATCGCCTCCCAGATCACCCGGTGCTTGAATTCGTAGAAGTCGTCGGTCTCGAGATCGGTGAGCTCGCCGAGGACCTCGTTGCGCAGGATGACGCCGCCGAGGATCGACTGCTCGCATGCGAGGTCATGCGGCAGCTCACGCGAAGAGTTGCCCCTCGCACGACGCAATCCCGCGCCGTTCGTCGACACCGAAGATCCCATGAGCTACGAGACCGACTTCGCCTTGCCGAAGAGGCGCTCGCGCCATGCAACGGCGATCGGGGAGAGGTCGAGGCCGATCTCGGGCGCGACCGCGAGCTCGACGAGCACGCCGATCGGCGCGCCGGTCTGCCTGGACGTCGCCTCGAGCTTGGCGAAGAGCGCTTTGCTGACCGAGAGGAAGCCTTTTCTCGGCAGCGCGGCAGCGTGCACCGTCGGCGCGGACTTCTTCGGCTTACCCACGCGCGCCCTCCACGATCTCGCCGCGGAGCACGAGCTCGATGTCCGGATCCGAGATGCCCTTCAGGTTTCGCAGGCGCTCGGCCATCAACCGAGCGGTGATCTTCCATTGCGCAGCGTCGCGACGAGCGTCCTCGAGCTCGCTGACCATGTCGTTCAGCTCGACGAACGCGAGCGATGACTCGGTCGTTCCTCCCGCACGCGCGAGGTACCAAGCGGCCTTCGCGAGGTCCTCCTTCGCGTCGACGCCGAGCTTGTGCCCGGCGCGCGCGATGTACTTGAGCGCGTTGCCGAGGTGGAAACCGAGCCCCCACTTCTCGATCACGTCGATCGGTTCGGGCGTCAGGCGCTTGTAGTGCGTCGGGTTCGTCGGGTCGGGATTCGGGTTCGACAAGTTCGGTCTCCTTCGCCCGAGATCACCGGGCGTCAAATCCACCAGTTGCGTCGTGTGGTGGCCCCGGCAGGAGTCGAACCTGCAGCCGATCGGCGCGGGCAAGGCGAGGCCCGACGAACGACCGGCCTCCGCATGCGAGGCCAGAGTCGAAAGCCGTCAGCTCGGCGCCACACCTCCAACAGCGCGCGATATGATCGCGGCATGGCCGACGAGGACGAGCTGCGTGACTGCCCCAAGTGCGAGAAGCCGACGCTTCACCGCAAGGGCAAGTGTCGGCAGTGCGCGACGATCAAGGAGATCGGTCGGCTGCGCGCGGCGCGCCATTTCGACCCGGTGCGCGTGTTCGGGACGTTCTTGATCTTGGCGTTGTTCGCCGCGTTCATCTACGTGGTGATCGCGAAGTAGGGGCGTCATCGGCGGCCCCGGGATCGCTTCGGCCAGACGAGGACGAAGCCGGGCGCCTTCTCGCGCAGCGCCCTCGCGAGCGCTTCGCACTCGGCGTCCGTCGTCGGCACGTCGCCCTTCAGCTTCCGATGGAGCGTTGAGCGGTCGATAGGAAGCTTGCTCTTATCGAGCAGTTGCTGAACGGACAGCTCCTGGCGCTGTTGCTCGGCTCGAATTTGCTCCACAAGGCGCACGCGTTTCCGTGTACTGTGTACTCAGTGCACACGTCAAGTATGTGCACACTATCCCGGGGTCTGTGCAGCTAACTTCGCTGGCCATGTCGCGCTACTCGTCCCATGAACGTGGGGACGCCGTAGATCTGCCGAGCTGGTGGCTCGATCGGGTCAACGAAATGAAGCAGCTGCGCGGCGACACGATCACCGAGCTAGGAAAAATGCTGGCGGAAGTCGTCGGCCGTGCGACCGCGTTCGATCACGGCACGGTGTCGCGCTTCCTGAACAACAAGGTCACGACGCGGCAGCTGACCGACGCCTTCGCGCGGCTCTACGGGATCCCGAGTCCCTTCTTCGAGGCGCGATCGCTCGATGAGGCGATGGCGATGCAGGGGCTCGCCCGCAAGTACGACGGGCCGGCGGCAAACAGCAACAAGGACCGGCGCCTTGCGGCCGCGGACCAACGTGCTGAACACGAACGCAAAACGACCCAGGATCAGACCGACGGTGTAACGTCACCCGATGAAGGAGCCGGTCAACATCGACGGCCTGGACGCGCTACTCGTCGCCGCACGCCGCCTGCGTGAGCTCGACCCCGAGCGCTTCGAGCGGGTGCTCGCGCTCTGCCGTACGTACGTCGCGATTTACGAACGCCCGGACGAAGACGAAGAGGTCTTCTTGTCGCGCCTCGAGCAGATCTCGCCCAAGATGCCCAAGGTTCGCGCGTAGTTCTGTGCGTGGAGATCTCTCATCTGTGAACTGAGTGCACAAGATTCGTTGATTTTGTCAGACCGCTTGTGCATTGTGTGCACATGCGGAACATTCACGGGGGTCGTAAGGGGCTGAGCTGCGACGCTGGCGTGCTGCAGCCGCCCGTCAAGATCGGCGGTGGCCGGTGAACCGGGCCATCGAGCTGTGGGATGAGGCGGGCCGGAACCCGGCGCGCTACGTCGAGCTGCTGAAGAAGCACGGCGTGCTTGTGTTCGGCAAGCTGCGCGACATCGTGCCCGCCGAGCCGCAGTGGCGGCCGAGCGATCGCAAGTCGATCGTGCGGTACGAGCTGGGCTGGAGCGGGATCGCGTCGCTGCGTCGCGCGGCGGCCTCACGCGGCGCGAGCTCGGCAGAGATCGCCGCCATCGATCGCCTCGAGCGCTTCGAGGCCGAAGCCGTCGACGTCGAGCGTCTCGAGCCGCTCGCGAATCTCGCTGGCCTTCCGTGGCGCGAGTTGTTCGCCGACATCTACGGCGAGGTCGCGTCGTGATCGTCGTGGGCTTCCTTCTTGGGTTCGGGATCACCGCGCCGATGTTCTTCGCGCTCGGCCTGTTCGCCGGGATCGATCGCGCGCGCAGCCACGAGCGCGCCGACATCACGCGGGCGTTGCGGAGGTCGGTCAAGTGAAGCGCACGCGCGCCGCGGCCGCGCGGTATATCCCGATGGAGACGGTGCTCGCGCTACCGCGCGTGCGCGTCCTGCGAGCGCTGCGCTGGTTCGACTGGGCAAGCAGCATGGAGATCACCAACGCGCTCGAGCTCGGTGAGCACGACCTGCCGCCGGTGCTCGCCGCGATCGGCCGCCTGGTCGAGGAAGGGAAGCTCGACCGCCGCGGTTCGTCGCAGCCGTACGAGTACCGCATCAACGATGCCGGCCGCACCGAGCTGAAGGCGCTGCTCGCGAAGACGCAGATCAGCGATCGCGACGAGAAGCGCGCCAAGGGAGCTCGCTCGTGAACCGCGACGTGATGACCGAGCGCCTGCGCGGCATCGTGCGACCGCTCGCCGACAAGCTCGTCGACCAGGTCGTCGCGATCGTTGTGAAGCAGGCCGAGGCGTCGTGGGAGAGCGCGATCAGCAAGCTGCGCGAGCAGCTGGAGGGCACGCATGTCGAAGAGCACGACGCCGGACCGCGACGCAGCCGCGTAGATCGTAAGAAGGCACGTCGGCCTCGTCGGGCCGGAGGGCGCGCTTATGACGCGGTCAAGCCTGCGCGCGCTGGAGGACGCGATCGTGAACGCGTTGCGGAAAGCCCGCGTGCGGTCGAGGCGTCGCCGGCGCCCGCCGCGGTGAAGAAGCCGCGGAAGTGCGGCGCGTGCGGCGAGCTCGGCCACCGCGCCGATCGCTGCCCGAACGCTGAACAGAACCCCGCGCCGACTGAACAAACGGCGCCGCCGCTGAACACGAAGCCCGAGACCTCGAGCCCCCTCCCCGCCTCGAAGCTCGATCGGTTCGCGCGCATCGAGGCCGCTGCCCGCGCGCGACGCGAAGGGCTCGCCGGATGACGACGAGGAGGAAGGACCTGTGGAGCTTCTCGTGACGAAGCCGAAGCAGCGCCCCGCGTTGATCCGCGAGCTCGTGAACGGGCAATATGCGCGACGCCGCAACCCGGAGCAGCCGCGCGCGAAGACGCTCGCGATCAAGCGCATGCGCGCCGAGCTGCGGCAGGGAGCGCTGCTCAATCCGCCCGTCGACATTCCGCGGCCGCAGACCCGCGGCGAATGCGTCGACGCCACGCGGCCATGCCCGTGGGTCGCGTGCAAGCATCACCTGTATCTCGACGTCAACCCGGCGACCGGGTCGATCAAGATCAACTTCCCCGACGTCGATCCGTGGGAGCTCGCCGAGAGCTGCTCGCTCGACGTCGCCGATCGCGGCGCGATCACCCTCGAGGAGATCGGCCTCGTCACCAACCTCACGCGCGAGCGCGTCCGCCAGCTGGAAGCGCGCGGGCTGCTCGCGCTCAAGCAGTCGCCGAAGGTCGGCGACCTCAGCAACTCGTAGGAGCTCACGTGTCGCAGTTCAACGGAGTGAAGGTCTTTACGGTCTCGATCGCGCTGTTCTTCGAGGAGGCGCGCCATGCGTAACGCCGTCGCCTACAACGTCACGTACACGCCGCGCGAGATGTGCGGAGAGCCCGGGCACGAATGGGCGATTCGGTCGAACGGGCGGCTCATCGCCGAGGGCTGGACGCGCGGCAAGATCCGCAGCGCCCAGGCCGACGTGCGCGAGACGATCCGCAACCGCGAGGCGCTGCGGAGCGCGGCCGGCCTTGCCACCGCCGCCTCCTCTGCCTGGCGGAAGGTTCTCGTATGAAAAACATCGACATCAACCTCGACAACATCAGGCTTGCTCGCGGTTCGCATTCCAAGCGCGAGCAAGGCGTTTGCCTCATGGAGGCCGTCGCGTGGTTCGCCGGCGAGAAGCACAGCGACCATCCGAAGTGTGTCGATCCGGCGCTCGCGGCGTACGGACGCGCGCTGAACGACCACCTCCGCGACGACGACCGGCAGCTCCTGAAGCCGCTGATTCCGCGGCTCGTCGGTACGGTCGGCTCATACGCTCTGATGCAGCGGCGCGCGTACCTGCTCGTCGATCGCCACATGCGCGTGAACATGCCCGCGTTCCTCCGCGATCTGCCCAACAAGCCGCGCCCGGATCTCGCAGAGCGGTTCGAGGCGCTGCCGCCCATGGTCGACGGGAACAGCGCGGACCGAGCGCGCGATCTAGCGCGCGAGGTGCGCGCTGACATCCTCAAAGATCTGCCCGACGACGCCCGCGCCGACGACGCCCGCGCCGACGCCTACGCCGCCATCGCCGCCGCCGCCATCGCCGCCGCCGTCGCCGGCGCCGCCCGCGCCGCCGCCGCCGCCGCCGCCATCGCCGCCGTCACCACCGCAGGGGCTGCCGCCGGCGCCGCCGGCGCCGCCGCCGTCGCCGCCGGCGACGCCACCACCGCCGCCGACGACGCCGCCCTTGCCACCCGTGCCGCTGCCCTCTTCGACGCCGCCGACGACGCTGCCTGGCGGAAGCTTCGCCGGGACACGGTAGCTCGCGCGATTGCCGCGTTCGAGGAGGCCATCGCGCTCACCGAGAAAGCGAAGGCGTAGCCATGTCACGGCAGCAGCAACCGCCGCCCGTGGCCGAGATCCACTGGCGCAAGGTCCACAAGCGGAAGAACGCGAACATGCTGTTTGCGGAGGACCTCGGGCCGCCGGGCACGAAGGCTCACGTCGAGATCGTCGACAGCGGTGTGGCCGAGGTCGCGAGCATCGACGGCAAGAAAGAGATGCCGTGGATCTCGTTCCGCGGGAAGCAGAAGAAGCTCGGCCTCGGGATCACCAACTGCAAGACCATGGAGTCGATCTGCGGCACGCCGATCGTCCAGCGGTGGCGCGGCTGGATCACCCTCGTCGTCGTCCGGATCACCTACTACGACCAGCAGACGAAGAGGAACGAGCAGACCGACGCGATCCGGATCGCGCCGCAGCGGCCGCGCGCGAGCGATCAGAAGCAGCAGCCCGCCGAGCAGGCGGCGCCGCCGAGCTCGCCGCCGGCGACCGACGCGCCCGCCGCGGACGGCCCGCCGGATGACGACGACCACGACGACTTCGACCCGACCGACGTCCAGCCGGAGGATCTCCATGGATGAGCTCGACGCCGACATCGACGCGATGCTCGGTAAGGTCGTGCGCGGCGAGACCATCGCGCCGCCGCCGAAGCGCGAGCAGCCGCGCCTCGCGCGCGCCGCACGCGCGGCCCGCAAGGGCAGGGCAGCCGAGGTCGAGCGGGTCGAGCACACCGAGCCCGAGGCCGAGAAGCCGTGCCCGTATGTCGATCCGAAGTCGCTGCCGTGGCGGTTCTCGCGCCTGAAGAAGATGGCGCTGTCGCCGGCGCACTACCTCCATGCGTGCCAGCAGGATCTCGACGACTCGCTCGCGCTGCGCCTCGGCACTGGCACGCATGCGATGCTCTTCGAGCAGTCCGTCGTCTGCTACCCGCACGTTCGCAACGGCAAGCGCTGGGAAGCCTTCAAGGCCGAGCACGCCGAGAAGGTCATCCTGTCGCCGTCGGAGTGGCGGCGCGCGTCGAAGATCGTCGCGGCGATCCGTGCGAACCGCGACGCGATGCGCGTGCTGTTCGACGGCACGATTCGCGAGCAGCGGATCGTGTGGAAGCGCGGCGATCGCGACTGCGTGTCGACGCCTGACGCTCGCAGCAAGCGGTGGATCACCGACCTGAAGACCACGCGCTGCGCCGAGCCCGAGACGTTCAAGCGCGACGCCCTGCGCCGCTTCTACCACGCGCAGATCGCGTTCTACTCCGACGCGGCCGAGTACGCCGACGACAACCGGCCCGAGGAGGGCTATATCGTCGCGGTCGAATCGACCGAGCCGTTCCCGGTCACCGTGCTGCAGCTGACGCCCGAGCTGATCGCCCGCGGCGCGAGCATCTGCGCCGCCTGGGCCGAGCGCCTGCAGGTGTGCGAGGCCACCGACCATTGGCCCGAGTACGCGACCGACATTGTCACCTTCGGCATACCCGATCGCGAGCTGTTCGACGCGATGGAGCTGGGTCTCGACCTCTAGCCCTGGAGACTATCCGTGCTGATCACCGCTCTCGAGATCAATGACTACAAGCGCATCCGGAAGGTTGCGATCACCCCGCCAGCCGACCGCCACCTCGTGCTGCTCGGCGGCAAGAACGCCCAGGGCAAGAGCTCGACGCTGGACGCGCTGACCGCAGCGTTCGGCGGCGCGAAACAGATCGCCTCCGACCCTGTGCGCCACGGCGCCGACGTCGCGACCATCTTCGTCGAGCTCGATGGAGGCAAGCTGACGATCGAGCGGACGATCACCAGCGACGGCAAGACCCGCCTTGAGGTCCGCGACGAGGTCGGCATGGTGCGCTCGCCCCAGGCCGTCCTCGACAAGCTCGTCGGTGCCCGCTTCCTAGACCCGCTCGCGTTCCTCGCACTGCCGGCGAAGGAGCAGCGCGCGCAGCTCATGCGGCAGATCGAGGGCGCCGACCGGATCGCGCAGCTCGACGAGAAGCGTGCGCGCGCGTTCGACCGCCGCACCGAGGTCGGCCGCGACCTGAAGAAGGCCGAGGGCGAGCTCGCCCGGCTGCCCGAGGTGCAGGTCGGCGCACCGATCGACGTCGCCGCGCTGAACGAGGAGGTGCGCAAGCTTGCCGAGCTGCAGCGCCAGGGCGATGGCCTCGGGCACGCGTACAACGCAGCGGCGCGCGGCGTCGAGATGCTGAAGGAGTCCCGCGCCGCGGCGAAGCGCGAGGTCGAGGCGCTCGAGCGCCGGCTCGCCGAGGCGCGCGAACAGCTCGCGGACCTGGACGAGAAGATCGGCGAGGCCGAGCAGGAGACCGCGCGCGCGAAGCAGAAGCTCGACGACGCGGTCGCCGCCTGGACGGCCGTCGCGCCGCGCCGCGCGGAGCTCGACGCCGAGCTCGCCCGCGCGGACGAGCACAACCGCGCGGTCTACGCGGCCGACGCCCAGCGGAAGCGCCGCGCCGAGGTCGCCGGCGAGGTCGAGAAGCTGCGCGCCGAGACCGACTCGATCACCGCGGTGATCGCGAAGATCGACGAGCGCAAGGCCGAGATCCTCGCGGCCGCGAAGCTGCCCGTCGACGGCCTCTCGATCGATGACGATGGCATCCTTCTGAACGGCGTGCCGTTCGCGCAGGCCTCGGCGAGCGAGCGGCTCCGCGTCGCGCTCGCGCTCGCGGCGGCCGCCTCGCCCGAGCTCGGGGACGTGTGGATCCGCGATGGCGCGCTGCTCGACGACGAGTCGCTTGAGCTGGTCGCGAAGCACGCGGCCGCGTCGGGCAAGCGCGTGTGGATCGAGCGCGTCGGCACGAAGGATCCGGGCGCGATCGTGATCCAGGATGGCGAGGTCGTGTCGTGATCACCGACGCCAACATCGACCGCATCCTGCTCGCCGTGTTCCAGGTGCACGACGGCAGCGACGAGCTGCTGCATGTTAGCTGCGAGGTGGACCGTGGCTAACGCCTGCAAGAGCTGCTCGGCGCCGATCGAATGGGTGAAGTATGCGCGAACCGGCAAGGCGATGCCGCTCGACCTTGAACCTGCAGAGGACGGCAACCTCGTCGTGATTGACGGCGTCGCGCATCAGCACATGCTCGGCGACACCCGGCCGCGCCGCAAGTCGCACTTCGCGACGTGCCCGCAGGCCGAGAACTGGAGGCGCCGGTGAACGACCTCGATCGCCAGCGCGATAAGGTCCGCGGACTCGCGGGGAAGGCGAAGCTACAGGCCGCCATCGACATCGGCACGATCGCGCTCGACGCGGTCGTGAACATCGGCGAGCCCGATGAGCAGATCGTCGGGCTGCAGATCGCGCTGCTCGCCGCGGCCGACGCGCTCGAGCTCGACCGAGCGGTCGTGATCGCGACGCTGCAGAAGATGGCTGCCGACCTGAAGATCGGGGCGTTCGAGGTGTTCGAGGTCGGATGAAGGCGATCACGCTTACGCAGCCGTGGGCTGGCCTGGTCGCCGCCGGGATCAAGCTGATCGAAAACCGCGAGCGCCCGATCATCTCGGTGGCTCGGTTCGGCGAGCCCCTCGCGATCCACGCGAGCCGCGAGATCGACGAGAGCGTCTACGAGCTGATCGCGGACATCGCGCCCGAGCTAGCGACCTGGGGCATTCGCGACGGCAAGCGCTTCCCGACGTTCGACGTCACCGCGCCGTGGTACCGGCTCTCGCGGATCACGAGCGCGGTGATCGGCGTCTCCGTACCCCGAAGGGTCGTGCGCGCGACCGTGACCGTCGATCTGGTCGATGGCATCGGCTACTCGTACGACGCGAAGGAGCTTGCCGAGATCGGCGAGCAGCGCCGCTGGCTGTTCGGGAAATTCGGCTACGTCTTCGACGCCGGCCCGCGCGTGCTGCCGACGCCGGTGCACTGCAAGGGAATGCTCGGATGCTGGACGCTGCCGCCCGACGTCGAGCAGCGCGTGAAGGAGCAGCTCTAGATGGGCGCCGTCTGTCCGATGACCAAGACCTCGGCAGAGAAGGCACAGAGCGCGCTCGACGCGCTGGCCTTCGTCAACAAACTTGGAGCGAAGTCGTGACCGTAGCCTTCGACACCGATCGCGCCTACGAGCTGATCGCCCTCGCTGCCCTCCGCAAGACCGTCCCGTGGTGGCCGTTCTCGGCTTGGTACACCGCGAAACTGATCCGCGAGAAGAAGCTCGGTTGCGTCCGGATGGGGCGTCGGGTGTTCGTGACGCGGACGCTCTTGCAGAAGTTCATCGCGTCGCGAGTAGAGGAAGCCGCCGATCCGGAGGTACGCCCGTGACGATGATCAAGCCGGTGGGCTCGAAGTACCAGGTGTACGGATATCGCGCGGGGCGAAAGCACTACGTCGGCACGTACCGCTCGAAGGACGAAGCCTTCGAGGCCGAGGAGAACTTCCGCGTCACGACGCGCAAGATCCGGGATGGCCTGCTGCCGCCCGACATCGACCAGCGCCGCTCCGTCGATACCGGCATCACGGCGTGGCTCAAATCGCTCAAGGACGCGGGCCAGAAGTCGCACGACGAGTACGAGAACCGGTGCGCGCTGTACATCACGCCGAAGCTGGGCGCGCTGTCGATCGTCGATGTCACCCGCGCGCGGGTACTCGCGTGGCGCGACGAGCTCGCGCAGAGCGTCCACAACAACACGGCGAACACCGTGCTGATGACGCTCTCCTCGGCGTTCACCTACTTCGTCGAGCGCGGCTGGCTCGACGTGAACCCGTGCCGCGGCATCAAGCAGCTCCCATCTGACCCGCGCGTGTTCCCGTGGCTCGAGTCACCCGAGGCGATCACGCGGCTGCTCGCCGAGCTTCCGTGGAAGTGGCAGTCGCTGTGCGCGTTCATCGTCGGTACCGGCTGTCGGCTGGACGAGGCACTGCGCCTGACCTGGGACGACGTCGACCTCGAGCATCGGCTCGTGACGTTCCGCAAGACCAAGGCTGGCAAGCCGAGGCGCGTACCGATCTTCGATTCGGTGCTGCCCGTGCTCAAGCAGATGAAGCTTCAGCGCGGCAAGGAGACGCTGCTGTGGCCGGGCCCCAAAGGGAAGCTCGCACAGCCGTCCGTGCGGAAGCCGTTCAAGGCTGCGGTCGAGCGCGCCGGGTTGCCCGAGGAACTGCGCATCCACGACCTGCGCCACACGTTCGCCTCGCTGTTCCTGGCGGACGGCGGCGACATCTTCAAGCTGAGCCGCATCCTCGGGCATCACTCGGTGCTCGTCACGGAGCGGACCTACGCGCACCTGAAGAAAGACGCCTTCGAAGGCGACTACGGGCGCGTCGCGTTTCGGATGCCGACCGAGTGTCGCGTCACCGAGTTCGTGCCCGGTCGCGGCCACGTGCCGGTAGAAACTGGGAAGAAATTCGGACTCGTGGCCGAATCTGCCTAGGATTTCCTGTCCTTAGAAACCAGCTTCACGAATGGGTTGTTCGACGTGGTGACAACAATCAACAACTTGCGCCAAGAATGAGCAACCGACTTCAACCAAGCTCACCGACGGAGCAACGAGGTCAGGAGGGGCCGTTCGGTAGAAACTCGGTAGAAGCCCACCGCCGTTCGGCCCACGCCACGAGCTCGTCGCGGAGCCGCGCGCGCAGCCGCGGGTCGGGCCTCGTGCACGCCGCGGTCTCGCTGCTACTGCCACCTCGCGCGCGGACCATGTTCCAGGCGTCGCCTGCTACTTCACGAACCGCTTCGCCTCGACCCAGTGGCACTCGTCGACGGAGAGCTGCCACGTGCCGCCGGCGTCCATCGCGACGGGATTCGACACGACGAGCAGCTCGCCGGGCGCGATCGCCTCTTCGCAGTTCAGCGGCGTCGCGAGCTCGAACAGGAAATCCTGCCGCGCGCCGGCCGCGCCGACATGCACCAGGTCGAGCAGCGCGATCGGCGCGGCCTCGCGGGTGATGCCGACGACGCCTAGCGCTGCGGTCGTTGCGATGCGAGCGTCGGCGACGACGGTCGCTGGCGCGTTGGTGTCCTTTTTCGCGACGGTGAGCGCCGTGCCACCAGTCGCGGCCACGCCAGTCGCGCGGTAGATGCCGAGGCGGCGCCCGGCGGTGATGGCCGTCGTGAATGCCGCGATCGTCGTGAACGCGAGCCTCAGCCGCTCGAGGTAGAGGTGCAGCTGATCGGCCGCATTCACGCTGCCCTGCGCGCCGTTGAACAGCGCGAAAACGATCGAGTCCTGCGCGAGACCGGCCGCCATGGTGCCGGTGACGCCGGCGACGCCATAGCCGTAGCCGCGGTTGTGGTTGACGACGGGCGTCGCGAGCTGGGTCGGCGGGTACATATCGAGAGGATCGACGGCGCCCGAGCTCGCGAACAGCCCGGGCTCAGCGCAGGGGAGAGATCACCCGCGCAGCCATGCGCACGTCGGCGGCCACGGATCGGCGCGGTGCGCTGGATCGAGCCACGCGTGCGTGACGACGCGCGGCGTCTTCGGTGTCGCCCAGGCCGGCGACGCCTCGCCGGTCGATCGCGCGCGCAAGCCCGCCGGCATCGGCGCGAGCACGCCCTCGAGGTCGGCGAGCAGCGAGGTCAGGCGCTCGCGCTGGTAGTCGGTGACAACGTGCCATCCGCGGCCCGGCCGGTGTGGATCGGCGATCACGTCCGCATCGGGGAGCGGCATCCCATGCGCCTTGCCCTGCTCGACGAGCCGCCACAGGCCGTTGACCCGCTGCACGCCGCCGGCGCAGTGGAGCTCGATGCCGACGGCGACGAGGTTCGGATGAACGCCCGTCGCGCGTGCGTGATCGAACACGCCGTGGCCCGACCCGCCGGCGTGGTTCGCGTTGCGCGTCACCGGACAGAACTGCAGCACGCCGTGCGCCTCGTCGCGCCCGATCAGGAACGTCGCGCAGGAGCCATCGCCGCCGCGCTCGATCCACGCCTTGATCAGCGCGTCCCATTCATCGGGCAGCATGTCGGTCGTGTGCACGACGGACGCGTACGGGTTGATCGGACCGCCGATACGACCCGGATGTGCCTTCATCTGCTTCGCGTGCGACCACCAGCCGTCGACGAAGCACGGGTGATCGGCGTGCACGACGTCGACGATCCCGTCGCGGTGATCGTCGGGCCCGGCGGTGCCCCATTCGCCGATCGTCGCGAGCCGGTGCAGGCGCTCGATCTCGGTCGCGGCGATCGCCTCGAGCTGCTCGGCCTCGGTCACGGCGAGCTCGCCTTCGTGCCGCACAGCAGCCACGCGCGCGCGCTGTAGCGGCGCAGGTCGTCGGCCCAGCCCATCAGGGCGTCGAGCTGTTCTGGCGTCGGCACGTCAGATTCGACCGCCGCCTTAGCCAGCGGCGACGGTTGCGGCGGGGGCTGCGCCAGGCACACGCCCGGCCCCGGCACCGAGATCACCTTGATCGGTTGCGGCGTCGGCGCGGCCGGCGGCTTCGCGCAGTGCTGCCCGCAGCCGGGCCCGACCAGGACGATCAGGATCACCAGCGATTGGATTGCTCTCCGCATCCTCGAGCTCCTTCTCGAGCGCGTCGGCGCGGACCTGTTGCCGGCGACGCGCTTCGTCGATGTGGGCGATCGAGGCGTTCGCGGCCTCGATCTTCATGTTCGCGACCGCGAGCTCGCCCTTCGCCATGGCCTCGGCGACCCGCGCGTCGCCGGCGCGATCGGCGCGATCGATCGCGGCGTGCACGAGGTAGCCGAGCAGACCCAGCGTCGCGAGCGCGATCGTGCCGATCAGGATGCCGGTGACGATGTCCATCAGTCCCCTCGTCTCACGCGCCGCGGGGGCGCGAATAGCAGCGCCAGCCCGATGCCGGCGAAAAGCAGTGCTGCCAGCCACCGCACGAGCGACATCAGGATTTGGCGACGTGCGCGGTCGGCAGCTCGGCCGATCCATCGCTCGGTGGCGCGGGCTGCGGCGGTGCGACGGGATGCAGCAGCGCGAAGCCTGCGCTCGCCGCCGCCATCGCTGCGGCGAACCAGGTGCCTCCGAGCGCGATCGCGTTGAAGGCGGCGATTGCGACGGTGACGATGCCGGCCGTGATCACAGCGGCCTTTCCCTTGTTGAGCCAGGCGAGCCACGACAGCTTGCGCCCGAGCTGCCCGGCGCCGCGCCCGAGCAAGATGACCGCCGCGAGAAGTGCGACGGGCCACCCGAGCTTCTCGGCTGCCTTCACGTCGTCGAACGCAGCGGTCGGTTGCGCGATGGCGTCATGCAGCTGGTCGGCCGGCGATGCGATCGCGCTGCCACTGCTCGAGCTCGCCGAGCCGGCGATCAGGCTCGGGGGCGTGTCGGCGTGCGCGAGCTGCGCCCCGACATGGAAGGATGTGAACATCAGCAGGATGCCAAGCGCAATGCCGGCGAGACCTCGAGAGACGTAGTTCATGGTTCCACCTTTCCGGCCGCAGCCGGTTGTGACTTGAGGAAGACGACCTGCTCAAGCAGCTGCACGCGCGCGGTGTTCGCGCGGCACTGCATCTCGAGCTCGCCGTAGGTGCGGCCGACGACGATCAGCTTGATCGCCGCGGCGCCGATGCCACCCACCGCGACCGTGAAGAACCACCACGCGCGGCTGAGCAGCTTCTCGACAGCGCCGCGGAGCATGCCGATCTTGCCGTTCGTCCCGTCGCGGCCCATGAGCTCGAACTGCAGCTCGCGGAACTCGCGGCGAAGGTCCGCATCGATGGCGGCGACGTCGGCGCGCAGCTTCGTGATGTCCTGCTCGTCCGGGATGCGCTGTACTGCGCGCATCTCGACGTTGGCCGTGTGCTCCCAGATCAGACGCACGATGCGCTTCAGACGCGGGCCGTCGATGATGTCCAGGCCGTCGATCAGGTCGAGCAGATCCGTCACCGGCGTGACCTGGTCGCGGTCGCGCTCGGCCTGGATCCCGCGCGCCGGCGTAGACCGGCGATCGCGACCGACGGCTACGCGCTCGTCGTCACCCCAATGAGACCGCGCGCGGCGGCTGGTATCGTCCGGATCCTTGGGCACCCACGAACGAGGCTCGCCGGGCGCACGCCGCGAGCACAGACCCCCTGCGGATCACCCGGGTGATGCCGGGATCACCGTCAGAGGTTGTCGTGGGCGACGATCGCGCCGAAGAAGTTCGACGCGTTGTTCGTCACGTTGATCTGCAGGAAATACACGTACCCGTCGGCCACGACGTGGTTGTAGGTGACGGTATTGGTCTCGAACGTCGTGCCGGAGTTGTCGACCGTCGTGCCCGAGAACGGGGTGATCACCTCGTCGGCTGCCGATCCGTCCACGAGGCGGCGGCGCAGACTCATCGTGATCTGACCGCCGGTGCCGACGATGTAGCCCCACTTGATCGTGGTGATCCGGTCGCCCACCGGGATGTCGATGCCGCAGTACGCCGCGGCGGCCGCCGTCGAGTTGATCTGCGCGCCGTTGGAGATCGTGAAGCCCGACGACCATGCAAAACGCGTCGCGACATACCCGCGTTTCAGCTCGGGGTGCTTCGATCCGATCACTTGGTCTTCGAGCTTGTTGATGATCCAGGCCGGGATCGGATCGCCGTCGTTGATCGTGATGTCGCGTGACGTAGGAAGGCCCATCGCGTGCTCCTAGTAGGTGGTCGGCGTGCGGCCGGCCTGGCTATACGGGTCGGTCGCTTTGAACGCGAGCGACTGGGTGACGTGCGCTTCGGTGTGCGCCTGCTTGAGCCGCTGCAGCGCGAGCTCGGCGGCGACCAGGTCGGGCGCGCCGGGCAGCGTCGGATCGCGGTACGCGTAGAACCGCAGCGATCGCGCGCTGCTCGGCGAGCGCATGATCACGTCGTCGAAGGACACGTCGAGCGCGCCACCGAGCGCGACGCCGCCCCAGCTGCGCGCGTACATGCCCATCCAGTGGAATTCTCGGGCGTGCTGGATATCGGGCGTGTTCGTGTAGCCGGCGGTCGAGCTCGTGGTCGACCACGCTGGCGCGAACAGAGCGTCGCCCTGCGGGAGGAGCGCGTTCGCCGTCGATGACGGCTTCAGCTGCAGCCAGTGCGCGACGAGCGCAGTCGTCGCCTGAACGGTGACGCCCTGGCTGACCCACTTGCGGAACGTCTCGGTGATCAGCTGGTATGTCCCGCCGTTGTTCCGAATGCCAAACAGCAGCGCGTTGCCGAGCGCCAGGTCGTAGAAGACGACGCCGACCTCGCCGTTCGTCGGGATCGCCGTAGGGGCGAGCTTCGCGAGGAAGCGCACGCCGATGCCGTCGTAGCGCGCCGTGCTGATGTTGAGGTTCGGATTCGCGCGGTTACCGCCGACGTTCGCAAGGCACGTGTACCAGCTACGGTTCGTGCCGTCGAAGGGCAGCGACGCGGCGCTGGCCGCCTGCAGACGCAGCGCGTTCGCGGCGATCGTCCATTGCGGCGACGGATTGACCATCCACCGCGTGGTCTTGAGGCCCGCCGAGAAGTCGTCGCGGATCGTCTGGTCGAGCGCGATCACCTGCAGCTGGCTCGGCGCGAGTGCGAGCAACCCGGCGAGGGCGTTCTGCACGGCCGGCACCGAGACGCCCGAGGCGCGCACGCCGTTGATCACCGCGCCGGAGCGTTGGCGGAAGTGCGCGACGACCCGCTCGCGGCGCGTAGCGATCGAGTCGGTCGGCTTCGGCGATTCGCGCATGATGCCCTCCCAGCGCGCGAGCGCCGAGCCGTACGCCCGATCGGGCAGCAGGTTCTGCCGGAAGTTCTCGACCTGCGCGGCCGCATAGCCGATGCCATGCCCGATGATGCGGAGCAGCTTCTGGATGCGGCTTGTCGGATCGTTCGAGACCGGCGCGCCCGGCTGCATCAGGTCGCGGATGGCGCGGTAGCCGCGGGGCTGCAGCCGCGCCATCCGATCCCACGTCGCCGCGGTCTCCTCGGCGGTGATCTCGTAGTTGAACACCTGCAGCTCGTCGATGACGCCGCAGAGGTAGCGTCCGAGGCCGTTCGTGTCGCTGCGAGCGCCGAGCGTGAAGGTGCCCATCGTGCCGCCGCCGATATCGCCGTCGCTCGACAGGAACTCGCCGATCAGCTGCCCGCCCGCGTAGTAGCGGAGCTCGACCTGCGTCGCCGACACCCAGCGCCGCACCGCGGTCAGCATGAAGAAGCCCGAGCTCGGGACGATGAACTGCCCGCCTAGCTGCGTCTTCAAATTGCCCGCGGTGTCCTGCCAGATGAAGCGCACCTCGCCGATGCGCGTGGTCGCATTGACGACGCGCAGCTCAAGGCCATACGCGAGGAACTCGGCCGCGGATCCGCCCTTGCCCCGCGCGACGATCGTGCCAGGAAGCCCATAGGCCGCCTGCGTTGTGAGGTCCCACGAAAGGATCGCACGCACCGTCGTGTCGCGCGTCGCCAGCGAGGCGCCCGCGACGACGTCGGCCGCATCGAGGGCGTAGCCGGCCGAGAACTGTCGGCCGCGCCCCGTGAAGGCATCCACGACTGGCGGCATCAGCGCGAGCGCGTGCTTCGCGAAGTTCGCGAGCGCCGTCGCCATGTTCGCGGAGAGCCCGCCGGCGAAGCCGACGCCATGTGTGTGATATAGCGCGGCGACCGAGATCGTCGAAGTGAGCGTGCCGCTGCGGCAGATGCGGAACGGTGACGTGTTCGAGAGCGCGCCGATCGCGGAGATGTCGACCTCGTTCGAGATGACGGTCGCGCCGGTGGTTAGCGATCGCGCGCCGACGCGCATCCGATTCGTGGTGCGATCGAAGGCGACGCCGACGAGCGTCCAGTCGTTGGCCGTGACCGCGTTCGCCGCGGTTTTCGCCGCGGCGTCGTGCACGGTGTCGCTGAACTTGGCGAAGATCGACATGTCCGTGCCGATGCGAACGTAGAATCCGGGCCCGCCAACGAAGTCGACCTTCGAGAACACATAGGAGTCGGCGCCGGTCACTGCCGACGTCCGGATCACTGCAAACAGCGCGTAGCTCTCGCCGGTCCCGATGTCGCCGGTCGCTGTCGACGCCGCTTCGAAGCCCGTCCCGGCGACGCTGATCGTCACCGCCTTGTCGGTGCCGCGCAGCGGGCCCGCCGCGCCGTAGCTCGGCGATCCACCGCTCGCGACCGCGTTCATGCCGCCGCCGAACGCGGCGACGAGATTTCCGCTCGCCTCGTCGCAGAGCAGGCCATCGACCCATGTGCCATAGCCGAACGCCGTCGCCGCGAGCGCGGCCGTCGTCGGGTACGCGCCTGCGGCGGGCAGCAGGTCCTGCAGGCTCCCGATCAGGTCGCTCGGCCGAACGGCGTCGTTCGGCTCGTCGAGCCGCAGATGCACGAGGGTCGAAGGCGTGCTGGCCATGGTTCAGACTCCGACGGTAGGCAAACCGATCGCTCCTGCGACGTCCGGCACGATCGATGGAGCGGGCAGGGTTGGCTCGGCCTTCAACGCGAACGCCGCGGCGTGGCCGATGCCGGACTGCGACGCCGTCGCAGTGCGCGTGCCCGTCGGACCCACCGCCTCGACGAGCTGGTCGGCGACAAACAGCGACCCGGTGCCCGAGCTCGCCTTGTTCGTTGCACGCGCGGTGGTGCCTGCGGCTGGCGTCCAATCGGGTGGCGTCGCGGCCTGGTTGAAGTACACGAACAGCGCGAGGTCGCTGTACGTCTGCAGCGTGATCGATGGTGCGGGGTACGCCGTGTTGCCGGGATTCACGTCGATCGACTGGTTGTCGACGATCGCGGCACCGCGATCGAGGCCGCGATACAGCAGCAGGATTCCGAGCACGTGGGGCGTGACGCCGGGCGTGCCGGCGAACACGTGCTGCGCGGGCTCGGCAGCGGCGGCGATCCGCCGGTACAGCGTCATGCTGACCGGGACCGGTCCCGACGCCGGCACGGACGCGATTTCGACCCACCCAGCAGGCGGCGTGATCGTTGATGTCGTCGGGGCCGCGAGCAGCGCGAGCAGCACGTCGTTCGTGCGCACGGCCGAGGGCGTCAGCAATGTGCACGTCCCCGCCATCACGTCGTACGTGCTTGTCGCGCTCGCGAAGTACCCGACCGGCGGCATCAGCCCCTCCGCACGAGGACGTAGCCCGGTACGAGGAAGCCGATCTGGCTGTCGTTCGGGAACGCGTAGTCGGTCGAGTCCTGGTCGGCCGCGGGCACGATCACGGCCTGGTTGCGCACGCCGCGCGTGTACATCGCGATCTTCGCGAGCGTCGCCCGAGTCAGCGCGCCGGCCCATGTCCCATAGATGCCGGCCGGGTTCGACGTGCCGACGCCGCTCGCGAGCACCTGCAGGTCGCTGGTGCTGACGCCGGAGCTCTCGGCGGTCTGGCCAGGTAGCGGTCCGCTCGGCCCGGCGTACAGGATGTCGCCGTTGATGTGCGCGATGATCGCGTCGCGGATGATCGCAGTCATCGGACCGCCGGCGTAGACGATGTCGGTGCTCGTTGGCGTCGCGTCCGTGCCGTCGGGCTTCTTCGGCACGGTCTGTAGCACGACGGAGTCGGGGCCGCTGAGCGACTCCACGACGAGCGGCGCGCTGTCCTGCTGGCTCGCCACGCCCTTGATGCAGAGGCGGTGGCCAGCCTGTAGCGTGCCGGGCCGAGCGCCGCCGGCGAACTGCAGCGTGCGCGTCGCGGCCGTCCACGAGAGTACGGTAGGCGCGGAGCTGTCGTCCCAGTCGAACGCGTAGGCCGGCGTGCCGTCGGGCGTGATTGTGAGCTCGACGTTGGCGGTCTCCTCGACGGTCGTGAGCACGCGCAGGCCACCACCGCTCCCGCCGACGGTCGCTGGCACGAGCTGCGCGAGCGCCGCCTGCAGCGTCGCGATCTCGCCGGCGTTCAGCTTGCGCGCGGTGCCGTTGCCCGCGTGCAGCGCGGCGATGTCGACGGTGCCGAGCCCGGCGCGATTCGGGTAGCAGAACGCGTGCGCGATCCCGGGCTGCGCGAGCGCCCACCCGACGTAGTCGGCCTGATTGCCGCCCGAGCTCGGCGACGACATCGCATCGAGCAAGCGGTTTCGCGCGGCGCCGTCTTGCTCCTGGTCATAGCCGTCGTCGGTCAGCGCGAGCTGCAGCTCGACCTGGGTCGAGATGCCCGGTGGCGTGGTCAGATACTCGAGGATCTCGCCCGCCTCGAGCCGCGTCTTTGAGCCGGTATCAATCGCGACGATGTCGACGTCGACATAGCCGGCGGCCGGGATCGTGCCGTTCGAGTTGACCTGGAAGAGCAGCCCACTCGCCCGGTGGATGAGCTGATCGCCGACGACAGTGGTCGCTCCGACCGCGCCGGTGACGCGCCCGGCCTTCGCGCGGCGTGCGGGCGTCGCACCCTTGCGCGTCGCGATGCCGCCGGGCTGCACGATCCCGATCCAGCGATCGAGGAACTCCTTGCGCGCCTTGTCGGGCATCACGTTGTCGAGCCCCGTCGCGACGTTCGCATGCACGTCGGTGATAGCGCCCGCGATCACCTTCATCAGCTTCCACGCCGGCGTGAAGCGCGAGCCGATCGCGCGATCCGGAAACAGCCCCTTGAACAGAGCCACCAGGAACGCGAGCATTTCTTCGAGCGTTGGAACCTTGTACGCCACGGTCAGCCTCCGAACGGCACGTAGGCCAGATCGACCGGACGACCGCTCGCGCGATCGCGGTAGGTGAGGATCAGGACGTTGCGTCTCGCCTCGTCGGTGTCGAGCTTCAGCGCGAGATCGGTGATGATGCCGTCGTCGACGAGCGGCTGCAGCGCACGCAGCGTCTCGTCCTGGAGATCTTGCGGGATCGCGGGGACGTCACCGCGCATGAGCGCGCGCAGGCGGCTGCCCGACGTGGGATCGCCCCACCACGCGAGATAGGTCGCCTCGAGCTGCCACAACACGGCGGTGCGCGAGTCGGTGCTCTCGACGAACCACCCGTCGTCGGAGTCGATCAGGTCGCGCGTGATCGGATCAATCACGAGCGACAGCGCGCCCTGCGCGAGCGAACCGCCGCCGGTCGGTCCGCTGGTCGAGCTCGAGCCGGTGCTCGGCGAGCTCGACGCGGGCAGGCTCGGGATCACCCACGTGTAGCTGCTCACGGCGAGAGATTCCCCGCGGCGTCGAGCGAATCGACGGCAAAGGTTACGCTGCCTGGCGGCCAGCCCTGGTCATGGCGCACCGAGAACTGCAGCCCGTTCGCGATCGACGTGACCGTCGAGAAAGCCAGGTAGTGCCCGCGGAACGCGCCTCGGCGGTAGACCACTTCTTCGACGCCACCCGGCAGCGTCGCGACGAGCGCGACGTATTGGAGCCCCGGCGCGAGGTCGGTGATCTGCAGGACGATCGGCGTGTTCCGCGCGCTGAGCCAGTCCGCAGGAAAGCCGCCGGGATCACCCGGGTTTGCGCCTGGCGTCGGCGAGACGATCGTGATGACAGGCGCCGTCGTATCCGGCGGGGCACTGCTGCCGGTGACGAGGTTGTCCTCGATGTACTCGTCGAACCAGTTGGGCATGATCAGTACGTGTAGACGCGCACGATCCCGTTGCCGCCGTTGCCGCCCTTGCCACCCGTGCCGCTGCCCTCGCCGACGCCGCCGCCACCACCACCGCCGCCGGGGCTGCCGCCGTTGCCGCCGGCGAAGCCGCTCTGGTTCGCGGTGATCGTCCCTCCTCCTCCTCCTCCTCCTGCGCCTGCCGCGATCGAGTTCCCGTTCTGACCGTTGCCGCCGGGATTGCCCACGGCTCCCAGCGCACCACCGGTTCCGGATGCCATCGTTAGCGTGCCGCCGCCCGCGCTGCCGTTCGTCGCCGTGGGAGTCGATGTCGCGCCGCCACCCGCGCCACCGCCGCCGCCGCCAAAAAGCGACGCGCCGCCAGCCGCCGTGGCGGCAGCGGCCGTCGATCCTCCGCCTCCGCCGCCGCCGGCCTCGGCGACGACCGGCGTCGACCCGGTCGATCCGGTCTGCCCGGCGATGCTGGCCCCTGCCGTGCCCGGACCGCCCGATGTGCCGCCGGCCGTCGATCCGGTGCCACCAGAGGCCCACCCGCCACCCCCGCCGCCGCCGGTGACCACGCCCGAGTTAGCGCCGCCCGCGCCGCCACCACCGCCGCCGGCCTGCACATAGGGCGTCGCGCCGAACGAGGAAGCTCCACCGATGCCTCCGTTTGCGCCGGAGCCGGCTCCGACCGAGCCCGCGCCGCCCACGCCGCCCGCGCCGACGACGACAGGCTCGGTCGAATTGAGGTCGCTTGCGAGGAACTGCCTGCGAATGAACCCGCCGCCCCCGCCGCCCCCGCCGCCTTTGCGAGCCACGGCGCCTGTCGCTACGCCGCCGCCACCACCACCACCACCACCGCCGATGCATTCGACGACGACGAACTTTGCGGGGAAGTTGGTCGGCTTCGTCCATGTGAATGAGCCGGGCGTGGCAAATGTCTGCACGTCGCGTGGCACGGGCGATGTCGCGCCGAAGCTGCCGAACTCGTCGAGCTCGACGACATCGCCTGGCTGCAATGTGCCGGTCCACTTGACGACGGTCGTCGTGCCATCTGTGTGCACGATCGAAATGTTGTTTGCGTTCGCCGGATCGACGTTGCGGACGCTCAGCGCCTTGACGTTGCGCGCGGTGCTCGCGCCCGGCGCCGGAACGACGTCGGTCGTCGTCGCCGTGGTGATCTTCGTGTTATTGCGGCCCGGTGTGTACGTCGACGCCGCAACGATCGGATTCGGAGCGTCGATCCAGCTCGCGTTGACGTCGAGCGCGGCCGTCGACGATGTGATCACCTGGAGCTTGTCGGACGTAGACGTGAGCAGCAGCATCGTCGCCTCGCCCCCCAGGCTAGGCGAGCAGCCGGGATCACCGCCCAAGCGCGTCGGCTACTGCCCCTTGAGCACCGTCGTGCCGACCGGCCATGAGAAGTTCGGCCCGGTGCCGAACAGCGCCTGGAGCTTCGTCTTCAGGGCCGCACCGCCGTCGTTTGCGACCGGGGTCCAGCTGAGGATCGAGTCGCGCAGGTCCTGCAGCGTCTTCAGCGTCGGAAGCGCGATCGCGACGCCGCCGACCAGGCGGATCTCGACGGTCCCGTCGGCCTTCACGACGATGATCGCCTTGTCGTTGTAGACGGCGGTCTCGCCCTGGGCGATCTGCGCGACGGCCTTGCGCGTGGCCTCGTCGCGCGCCGCGACGATCACCGTGGTCTTGCTGCCGCCGATCGCGGTCGTGATCACCTCGGGCTTCCCCGACGCCGGCGGCCGGCTGTAGAAGCCGATCCCGGTGAAGGCCTCGGCGTCGATCACCTCGTCGCCGCCCTGGCCGCCGCGCTGCCCGAGCAGCTGCCAGCGCGCGCTGTTCGTCAGCGTGACGACCATCCGGCGATTCATGCCGCGCACGAAGCGCTCGAGAGCGCCGGTCTGCTTGGCGAACTCCTCCGAACCACGCCAGGTCACGCGACGAACTCCGTTCCCCGCGGCACGAGCATCAGCTCGGTCGTCTCGCCGGCCTTGCGGCCCGCGCAGCGGTAGCGACAGGCATAGATCAGCCAGGTCTCATCCATCTCGAGCTCGTCATCGATGACCCTGGCGAGCGTGTTCGGCGCGAACAGCGTCGGGATCGTGCCAGCGACGATCTGGCCGTGGAGGGGCACATCGGCGGTCACATGCCGGCGGCGAAAGTCACGGCGCCGGCGCTCGCGCAGGGCGACGCGCGCGGCCTCGGCGTTGTCGGCGAGCGCGCTGTGCGACAGCACGAGGCGCTTCGGCCGAAGGAACGCGTCGCCCGTCCCATCGGCGTTCGGGCCCTGCCTCGAGACGCCGAAGTAGCTCGACACGTTGTCGCCGAAGTCGTCGTCGTCGCCTTTGCCCGAGCCATGGACCTCGATCAGCGCGTAGCTGTCACGCACGCTCTCGTCGTAGGCCAGATCGAGCACGGTCGAGCCGAGCTCGCGGCTGTGCCTCAGCAGGTACTGGACGTCCTGCTTGTAGTTGGGCTTGCCGATGATGAGCTCGCGCCCGTCGGCCGACGACCAGACGAGCAGCCCGACGCTCGAGACGAGCTGTTCGATGACGTTCCACCGCGTCTCGCCCGGATCGACGCGCCCGGCGTGCTCCTCGTCGAGCTTGCCCTTCACCTCGAACACGGCCGGCTCGCTGGCGGCCGATGCTCGATGGCCCTTGCCGCGCCGCACGAGCCGGTTGCGCGCGTCGCTATCGGTGATCGACGTGTACCAGGGCGCCGCGAGCCGCCGGACGGCCTCGTCGAGCTTCAAGCCGTCCCACCCGCCCGTGGTCGGGATCGACTCTTGGACGAGCCGCCCCGACTTGTCGCGACCGGAGATCTGCATCGTGCCCGCGGCCGCGCGGCGACTACGATCATCGATGTAGCCGTGCAGGATCACGGTGCCGTCGATCGCGACCTTCACCTCTTCGTCGGTGCGGCACAGCTTCCACGCGTCCAGGTCGAATGGCCGTGTCAGGCGAAAGCCGTCGGCGGGCTCGACCATCGACGAGATCACCTCGTAGTCGAGCCAGTTGTCGATCTGCTTGCCGCCGATCGTCACGGTCACGCGGTGCGCGCGCGTGCCATCCTGGGGGAGCGGTGCCGCCACGTTACGCGGTCCTCGGCGGGGGCGGCGACTGCGGCAGCACGAGCTCGGTGCCGGGCTCGATCCATGCTGGGTTCGCGATGTCGTTGAGCTGCATCGCCTGTTCGTACCGGCGATCGGCCTCGTCGGCGCCGTAGATGCTCGCGACCAGCGCGCGCAGCGCGATCGTACTGCCGATCTTCACGACGAACGTCGAGGCGGTGTCGGCCGTCGCCGACTCCGCGGCCGCGCGAACGGCCTCGGCGAGCAGGATTGTCGACTTGAAGGCCGCCCAGTCGCTGAGATCGGCCTCGAAGCCAGCGGCCTGCGTGCCGAGCTGCTCGGTGAGCGAGCCGGTCTGCGCGAGGACGTCGCGCGGGTTCGGCGTGCCCTGCGCGGCCCATCCGTCTACCGCTGCGGCCGCCTGCGCGGGGAGCACGCTCGGCTGCCCGATGCCCTCGAGTTCGATGTCGAGCGCGTCCGCGGCCGCCGCGACCGCGCCGCCGCCGGCAGCGGGGAGGCTGCCAGCGCCCGCTGGCGAGACCGCGACGACATCGCCGACGCGAATCAGCTCGGCTTCGCCCGAGATCACCCCATTGCTGTCGACGTCGTAGTTCCACGAGCCCACGCGCGCGGGAAAGGTGCCCTCGACGGGGTGCGTGAACAGGCGCGGCTTGTCATCGACGAGCGCGGTGAACTTGCGCAGGCGGTCGAGCGGCGCCAGGTCGTCGCCGTTCATCCAGTCGAACAGAATCGTCACCCGCGACTTGAGCGGAGCCTGCCCCCGGTCTTGCACGACGTAGTCGTCGCCGGCCGAGAGCTCGTGGATCACCTGCGAGCGCGACTTGTCCGTGTAGATCCGCGAGATCCACAGCGGCAGGTCGCCGAAGCTCGAGCGGTAGAAGTCAGCCACCGGGCCTCCGTGCGTGATCGGCCGCGTTGCGGTGTGCGGTCACGAGCTTGTTGCCGTCGACGTTCACGTGCACCGCCTTGTTCGCCATCGCCTGCGCCATCAGCGTAATCGCCTGCGTCTGCTTCTCGATCGCCTTCGCGATCGCCTGGTCGATCAGCTGCTGCGTGCGGCCCTCATCGGAGCTGCCATGTACGACCTTCTTCAGCGCGATGAGCTCGGGGACCGAGTACTCGCCAGCGTTGCGATAGACGCCGCGCCCCTCCTGCTCCGAGTAGATCTGGCGATCGACCGCCTCGCCCTTGATCTGCGCCTGGAGGCGGTCGATCAGCATGTTCTCGAACACAAGCTCGTAGCTGACCGCCTTCGCGCGCTCCTCGGGCGTGGCGTTCGGGTGCAGGCGATCGAAATCCGCCCCCATTCTTGCGCGACGCTCGTCGAGGCGCTTCGCCTGGAGATGCGAGATCCGGTCCTCCTCGCTCTCGCCGCCGATGATCTTCGCCCAGCCCTTGCCGACTGCCTCGGCCTTGTCGAGCACGGAACCGAGCCCCTTCACGACGCCGGCGAGGCCCTGGGCGACGCCGATGATCGCCTTCGCGAACGTCTCGGCCCGCGCGGGCGTGAACGCATCCATGATGACGTTCTTTGCCTGTTCCCACGCCTGCTTCACGCGCGCCGCCGGCGACGTCATGCGCTTGCTGAGGTCGCGCTGCACGGCGTTGACGTCGTTGGACTTCTCGATCAGCTGATCGAGCATGTCCTTATTGTCCTTTAGCTGCAGGAACGCGCGGAACGCCTCGACGCGGCCGAACGCCTTCTCGAGCTTCGTCGGGTCCTTCATCAGCTTCGAGTTGGCGATCGCGTCGACGATCGACACGAAGCTCTTGAGCGTCTTCACGCCTGTCTTCGGGTCCTTGTCGAACACCTGGATGCCAGCGGCTTGGAACCGCTTCGCGTTCTTGATCAGCGCCGTCATCAGCGACTGCACGCCGGTGATCGTCTCCTCGGTCCCGCCGAAGCCCTTGCGGACGACCTGGACGGTCGCGCCGAGGTCGCGCAGACCCTTGAGGCCGGTGCCGCCGCCAAACTGCGCCATCAGCGGCGAGATCACCGCGAGCTGGCCGGCGAGGTCCTTCAGCTCGACCGCTCCCTGCTTGCCCTGGACGATCAGCGCCGAGAACGCCGCCTCCATCTCGGCGGGCCGGATTTTCAGGTTGTCGCGCAGCGCCTGCGCCGTCGATGCGACGTCGGCGACGTTCGCATCCGCCGCCTGCGCCACGCGATCCCACGTCTGGATCGCGGCCGTTGCGCCCTCGAGATCGCCGGTCAGCGCGACGTACTGCCGCGCGGCCGCGAGGGTCTGCGCCTTGCTGATGCCGGTCTCGTCGCTCGCGCTGCGAATCGCCTTGTCGAGCGCCACCATCTGCTCGGGCGTGCCGTCGGCCGCGATCTGCAGGCGGTTGAGCGCGTCGGCGTAGTTGAAGGCCTCCTTCGCCTGGTCGGCCAAGAAGCCGCCGACCATGCCGATCGCGTTCGATGCGAGGTTTCCGACCGCCTGCGCGCCCGCCCTGCTGAAGAAGCGGTCTCCGAAGACTTCCTTCTTCAGCTCGGCGCCCCATTTGCCGAACTTCGCGCGCGCCTCCCTGAGCTTCGCGCCCAGGTTCCGACTGTGCGCGGAGATCTCTACTTCGGCTTTGGGGTCACGTGCCATCGCGCTCCGGCGGCCGTGCGTCGACGTTTACGTAGCGCCCGGCTGGCCAGTCCGAGGCGCCGAAGGTTAGCTCTCCGGAGACGAATCCCCAGGCGAGGACCCGCGTGTCGTCGAGCTCGATAGCTGGACGTCCGTAGTAGTCAGAAAGGCGGCTAGCCTCCGAACACCGAAGGACCGCAGCAAGGGAGCGTTTTTTTTTTGGACGGCATCGCGCAGCGCTGCGATCGTCTCCTCGTCGAGCGCCACCTCGCCCGGATCATGGCGCTCGCACAGGTCGGCGTACATGCGCCAGAGGTCCGCGATGATCTCCTTCGGCACCTGACCCCACTCGGCCAACGTGCCGAGCGGCGGGTGCGCCGGGTCGGAGTCGTCGAGCACGGCCTGGGAAAGCGTCCGCAGCGCGCGTTCGAGCTCCCACACGCCCTCGTTGAGGATGCCCGCCTCGAGACCGCGTTGCTTCATCGACCGCGCGAGATCGGCCTCGATCGCGAGCAGCGGCTCGGCGCCGACGACGGTCATCAGCGCGGTGATCCCGAGCTGCGGGATCGTGATCGGCTCGAGCACGCGCGAGCTCGTCAGCGCGGCCATGAAGCGGCTCGCCTTCGCCGCCGGCGTCGCCGGCTGCGCTGCTAGGGTCTCGCCGAGCTTCGTCACGACGGCAGGAGGACCACGCTCATGTACTTGAGCGTGACGGACAGCATGTGGTTGCCCTGGTCGTCGGCCTTCTCGCTGTACTTCGCGACGAAGACGCCGCGGAACTGGTGCCGCTGGCCGCCGACCTTCTGGCGGGTCAATGCGAAGAACACCTTGCGGTTCTTCAGGTCGAGGTAATCGACCTCGGGCGTGCCCTGCTCGCCGTAGACCTCGAGCTTGATCTCGCCGCCGCCCTCCTTGAAGCGTGCTCCGGCGCCGCCCTGGACGCCGATCGCCGTGACGACCTCGCCGTCGCGCTCGTCGTCGAAGTCCGCGGTCTTGACGCGGACGAGCTGAAACGACCCGAACGGGCCATCGATGAAGAGCTTTGCCTGACTCTGGATGTCACCCATGGACGACTCCTCAGATCGTGACGCGGTGGACGAAGGCGACCTGGTGCAGGCCGAGCACGACGGTGTAGGTCACGTCGACATTGATGCGACCGGGCGCGCTCGAGTCCTTTTCGACGACGAGCAGCTTCAGATCCGAGTCGACGTTCGTCAGGATCTTGTTGTCCTGCGCCGCGTAGAGGATGTTGGCGACCATGTCGCGAACCTGCTGGACCGTGTCGTCGGTGAGCAGCACCCCGTCGGGGTTGGCCGCTGCGCCGAAGCGGGCCGCGAACGCCGCGTCGATCTGACGCGCGATGTAGGCGCCCGTCCGCGGTACCGCGATGTCGCGCAGCGCCTCGAAGGGCTGGCCGCTCTGCGTCGTGGACGTCGTGACGAGCTTCTCGATCTTCACGACGCCGGGCGTCTGGACGCGCGTCTGCGGGTCCACGACGGGCTTCAGGGGCGTGACGCCGGCCGCGAGCGCGGTCTCGACCTCGCTGTTCGTGAAGTCGTACGCGTCGTATGGCGGGAACAACGGGAGGCGCATGCCGTCCCAGTTGCCGTTCGGACGCGAGCGCGACAGCATGCCGAAGGCCGCCGCCGTGGCGATCTCGCCGGGCAGGTTCGGGCACTGCTCGCAGCAGACGACGACGATCGCGCGGTCGTTCGCGGCGCTCGCGAGCGTCGTCGCGGCGCCGATGGTCCCCGGCTCGCCGATGAAGATCCAGCGCCACTTCTTCTCGCTCGACGACCAGGCCGTCGTGACGTGCGACAGCGCGAGCGCAATGTCGGCGGCCGCGTGGTTCTCGAGCGCGATCGCGTCGTAGTCCGGGCCCGAGGCGTTCGCGAGCGCCGCAGTCTCATCCGCGACGCCCGAGCCCGCGACGCCCTGCGCAGTGGTGACCGTGACACCGGCGGGCGTCGAGACGACCTCGTAGATCACGTCCTGGCCGCCGATACCCTTCACCGTGTGCGTCGCCGTGACGACGTTCGCCGCGACGCTCGAAGTGACGGGCAGGTTGATCTTCTGCGCGCCGATCGCTGCGTTGATCGCGGACGCGATCGTGTTCTGCACGTCGCCCACGGCGACACCGATGGTCAGCGTGCGGCCCGCAATGCGGATCACGACGTTACCGCTTGCGGTTGCCGTGCCGGTGACGGTGAACGTCTGCGTGTGCGCTGCGCCCGAGCCAGGCTCGGCGACGCCGCACGCGTAGAGCTGCGGCCCCTGGCCGAGCAGCGCGCCCGTCGCGAACGCCATGCGGCACATGAGCGCGAGCGGCGTGCCCACGCCGAAGAGCGCGTCCGTCTCCTGCGCGTCGTTGATCTGGTAGATCGTGCCCGCGACGGCGGTGCCGCCCTTCATCGTGCCGATCAGCAGCAGGCGCTGCGGCAGCGGCACGAGCGCGCGGCCGCCCTGCAGATACGAGAAGGTGTGGAAGGTCTGCGGGCGGCGCAGCGAAGTCAGGACGCCGGTATTGACAGGCATGGATCAGCTCTCCTTCGACGTGGCGGGCGGAAACGGCTCGGGATCGACGCGCGCGGGCAGCGGCTCGGCAACCTTCGGCTCGATCGCATCGACGCGAACGAGGTCACCACCGGGCCGCAGCATGCGCTGCACGAGCGCGTTCGATTCGTCGACCTCGAGCTCCTCGCCATTGCGCAGGTAGAGCTGCGTCGCGCCGGGAGCGGTCGCGATCGATTTGTGGATCGGGACCGTGCGCCCCGCCCTCGCCGTGACCTTGATCGTGGCCATGGCCGCATGGTCGCCGCCGCCCGTCGGGGGCGTAAGAAGGGCCCGGGACTCGGGGGGGGCGCGCGAGATCACCCGATTGGCGTGTCTTCGACCATGTGCTTCGCGGCCGGTTCATCGCCGGTCGGCTTCAGCGTGGTGTGCGCGGTCGTGAACTTCTCCGTGAGACCGCGGTAGAGGTTCACGTCGCGCGCGACGGCGATCTTCCATTCCTGCTTCCAGACCGTCTCCTGCCGCGACGTGAGCAGCTCGGTCTCATGCTGCAGCTTCAGCTGCTGGATGCCCGTGCCGAGGCCGAGGTCCTGGTCCTGCAACAGCGCCCACACGAGCTCGACGGTCACGAAGATGCCGGGATCGCGCGCGTCATTCGCGATCGCCGCGGGATCCATCGTGGCGCGGCCTTCGACGAGCTCGCGGCGGTGCGCGCTGACGAAGTAGACGTCGACGTCGAGCTCGGCGAGGCCCTTGCCGATGCCGCCGGCGGGCTTGTTGCGCAGCCCGATCGGAGCGATCGCGACCGCCGGCATGCGGTCCTTGAGCAGCTCGAGCAGCATGTCGATGCCGTGGTCGTCGTGCTTGCCGTCGATCGCGAACGAGACGATCTCGATCGCCTCGAGGAAGCCGGTCGAAGAGCCGCCAAGTGTCTGAAGCTTCAGCGGGGCGAGCTTCGTCGCGATCGCGTTTGCGATCAGCGTGCGCTGGGCATCAGCGAGCCCGCTGTCGAGGACATGGCTCACCGCGTCCAGCCCTTCACGACGAAGGCGGCGAGGGTCTCCTTCGCCTTGTCGATGATCGCGTCCGACAGCCAGAGGAACGGGCGCGCGGGGATGCGCGAGCCGCGGCCGACCGAGCCGCCCTCCTGGTGGACACCGGACCACGCGACGCGGCTCGTCGCGCGAACGAACAGCTCGCCGCTCTTGTAGATCACCGCGGCCGGGAGCCGGCCGAGCAAGCGATTCGGCGTCGAGCGGCGGCGCAGCTTCTTCGGCGCGATCGTCTGCATCGCCTTCGTGAGCCGAACGCGGCGGTTCTTTGCACGTCGCCGCTCCTCGGTGAGCGGCGAACGAGCCGGCCATTTGCCGCCGGGCCCCATCTCGCCGCGCGCATGGTCGCGCTGATCGAGCCGCAGCGGCTTGCGGAGCTCGCGGAACGCCGGTGCCAGCCGCTTCGCGCGCGCCTCGAGGTCCGCGAGCGCGCGATCCACCTCGGTCAGGTCGATGTAGGCGCCGTCGCCGACCACGGGATCACCAGAACCCGCTGAGCTTCTCGCGCGAGACGTCGCGATCGTCGGGCAGCTCGTCGTCTGTCGCATCGTCCTGCAGCTGGCTGTGGCCGGCGGGCAGGGGATCACCGCCAGGCGTCACCACGCCGCGCGCGAGCTGGTAGAGCCAGCCCTCCTTGCCGCGCTCGGTTCCGGCGAGCTGGTCCCACTCGGTCTGCTGCGCGTCGGTCATCATGCCGCGGCGCCGCGCGCCGATCAGGATGGCGAGCTTCGCCGACGTGCGCCGGATCGTCTCCGGCACGGGCGAGAACGGCACCGTATATCGCTTGCTCGCGAAGCTGTCGATCAGCGCATCGGCCTCGGCGATGCAGTCGGCGATCACCGCGGCGTCCGCGACGGTATCACGGTCCCAGTCGAACGCCTCGACGAGCCGCTTAGCGCCGCCGAGCGCGTTCTGCACGTCCGTCTGGGACGAGTACGCCATGGGCTAAAGATCAGCCCTTCGGGGGCTGCTCGTCCTTCGGCTTGCCGCCGCCCTTGCCGCCCTGGGCGGCGAGCTCGAGCTTCATCAGGCGCGCCTCGAGGTCCGCGTTCTTCGCGCGGAGCACAGCGAGCTCGCTGTCCTTGTCGGCCGGGGACTTCGCGCGGTCCTCGGCGAGCTGCTCGACCTCTTCGGCCGTTGCGGGGCGAAGCGCGAGGAACGGCTCGGCCTTCAGCATCGCGTAGGTGTCCGGCCCGATCACGCCGTTGTCGAGCCGCGTGCGGCCCTCCGGCGTGATTGCGCCTTCGCTGTCGCGATCCTTGTTTTCGCCGAGCTCGAGCGCACGCCACGAACGATCGAAGCGCAGGCCGGCGCGGGAAAACCCGCCATCTCGGTGCGGGTTGACGGACATGACGAGCACGAACTTGGGATCAGCCATTCGGAGGACCTCAGTGGAGTGGGGCCGATACGACGCCTCGGCGGGGGCTTCCGGCATCATGGTGCCGGCTCCCTTGCATCAGCGGGCACTTAGCCCAGCGAGCCGAACGACGCCTGCCACGGGCCGTAGCAGAGGCCGAACTTCGTATGCGAGCCGTACAACGCGTTGCGGCGCATGAACATCTCGAACATGCGCGGGTCGTCGGCCGACACGAACTGCGGCTCGACCTCGATCCCGAGGATGACCGACGCGATCTCCTCGTCGGACAGACCGAACCAGTGCGTGCCCGTGATGCGCGGGCTGATCACGCCCGTCGCCATGCCGGCGTCGACGTTCGTCGCACCGCCAGCCTGGTACTCCTGCTTGAGCACCGTGCGGAGCGCCAGCTGGTTCTGCGGACCGGCGAGGATGCGCTTGATGTTCACGCCGATCGGCTCGCCCTCGTCGTCGACGAGCAGCATCGACTTCTGCAGCATCGTGTTGAAAGTGACGGACGTGAATGCGCCCGTGACCAGGTTGCTCTGCAGAACGCCCGTGCCGTTGCCGGCGGCCGTGTGGTCGGTGTCGTACAGGTACTGGTTGTCGTACGTGACACCCAGCGAGCCGGAGAAACCGTTCACGTAGTACGAGACGACCTGGTCGTCCATGCGTCGGGCAGCCGCCTGCGCCATCGAGCGGATGCGCTTGACGATCATCCCGTACTTGGCTTCGTTGTTCAGGTCGTCGACATCGACCTCGATGCCGTTCGCCCACCACTCGGTGGTGAGCGCCTGCGTTTCGCCGCGGAGGCGCTGCAGCGTGCGGTCGCCGATCCAGCGCTTCAGCGTCGGGATCGAGCCCAGCCACTTGAACTCAACGCGTTCGGAGACGCCGGGGATCACCGTCGCGATCTGCGGGTAGATCACCGGGGTGTTCGACAGCTTCATGTCGAACACCGTCGAGAAGACGACGAAGGCCGCTTCGACCTTCGCCCTATCGATCATCATTGCACCCATCTCAGTACCTCGTTGGCGGGGTTAGCAGTTGACCTTGACCCAGATGCCGCCATCCGAGTCGATGGAGTCGACGACGCCGGCGACGATGCTGTTCGTCGTACCGGCCTGGCGAACGACGGTCTGATCGTCGAGGACATAGGCGTTCTTGCCGATGTCCGCGGCGGTCAGCGCATTGCCGCCGGTCGTGGCGAACTTGAAGCAGCCGGCCGCGACCTTCGCGCGGCGACCGTTGGACGGACGCGCGGCCGCGCCGGTCGGGTTCGCCATCTGCTGCTGCGCTACGCCGACGACCGTGACGTTGGCGACGTCGGCCGCCGGGCGCAGCTCGCCGTTGGCGTTGGCCGCGACGAGCGCACCGTTGTAGATGGTCGTGTTCGCGGCGATGAGCGCATCGTCGGCGAGGAAGCGCTCGACGTACTTGCGCTGGGTGTTGCGGTCCTGGGCGAGAGCGGTCATGACCTGGGCTCCTTACTCGCCGCGCGCGGCGGTCGCATCCGCGAGCTCGCGGAGGTTGGGGAGGACGTTGAACTGCCGAGAGCCGTGCTTGCGCACGTCGTCGGCGGTGATCCGCGCCATGCGCATGAAGCGCGGTAGCTCGGCGTTGGTCCGGTTTGCCTCGTAGGCGTCCGGGGCGTCCTCGCCGGCGGGCACCCCCGGGTTCTGGGCCGGCGGCGAGCTCGACTGCAGCGCCGACGCGACGCCCGTCGCCGTCGTGGCCGCGGTCAGCGCACCCGGCGCGAGCTCGGGCGCGGACTCCTCGACGAGGCGAAGCGCCTGGTCGAACGCGGCGCGGCTCTGCTTGGCAGCCTCGCGCAGGCTGGCGACGACCTTCTCGCCAACGCGACGCGACGCGCGGAGCCGGGTGATCTCCGACTCGACGTGCTGGGCGTCGCGCTCGGCGGCGAGGGCCTGCTCGCGCGCGGCGACTTCTGCGAGCTGGGCGCGGAGCGTGCCGACCTGCGCGGCGTCATCGGTAACGGCCGCCAGCTTGGCCTTGATCTCCTCGTCGGTGGCGGTCGCCGGGAGGCCGAGGGACTTGCAGATCAGCGCGCGGTCCATTTGTTCCCCTTGCTCATGACTGGATGCACTCATGGTGATCGGCGCGGGGGCTCGCGCGAAGCCCCCCTCTCGCGCACCCCCCACTGCGAGCGAGTGACGGCGGGGTGGCATCGGACGCCCGCACAGCGATGCGAGCGTCTCGACATCGAGCTCGCGGCCGGCGGCCACGTCGAGCACCTCCGTGCCCTCGACGGCAGGGACGTTCACCGCCGAAAGCTCGACGCCAGTACCGCTCTCCCACTCCCATTCGGCGACGACGTCGACGAGCTTGCGCTCCTTGCCGTCGACGACCTCTATCGTCACGGTCTCGCCCGGGAAGCACGAGCACTCCGTGAACACCGGAGCGTCGTGAACGGTGCAGGTGATCTCTCCCGCGCCGACGATGCCAACCGAGAAGCGATCGATTGCGCCCGCTGCGAATGCCTCGATCGCCCACTGGGTCTGCAGCTTGACCTCGAAGAAGATGCCGAACTGGGTGTCGTTCTCGATCTCTTCGGCGTACGCGTCGGCGATGACGCCACCGCGGGCGCGGACGTCGCCCCAGTCATGGCCCGTGATGAACGGATTGCCGCGGAACGAGCGCCCGAGCGCGCGCATCGAGCCGTTGCGGAAGCGCCAGCCGTTCATGTTGAGCAGCTGGCCGCCCTTCGCCGCCGGCAGAAGCGTCTGCCGGTAGCCGATCGCGCGGAACGTCGTCGGATCGCCGCCAGCCTCGACCGCGCCGGTCGTGTCGGCGATCAGCATCGGCCTCGCGCCGTTACGAAGGTGGATCCGCGGGCTCGTTCGGTTTCGCTGGGTCGGCATTGTCGGCTCCTTGGACAGTCGCGGGAGGCATGAGGGTATCGGCCTCGTCGGCCGGCGCGCGGTATTCGAACTTCTCGCGCAGCTGCGCGATCGAGATCGGCATGCCGACGCTGACGAGATTCTTCACCACCTGCGAGTCCGTCAGCAGCGAGAGCTTCTGGACATGGAGGTGCAGATAGGGCGGCGCCGCCTTGCCGACGAGGTTGTTCCGGACGATGTACTCCTGGCCAAGGTCGCGGCGGAACACCTTGCCGATGCGACGCGCGTCGGCGAGCGAGAGCTTGTGCTTCTGGTCGGCGTGCACCTGGCCGAGCGCGAAGCTGCCAGGTCCGCCGACGTCGCTCGTCAGCGTGCCCGCGGTAATGATCTTCGAGATTTCCGAGTTGCAAAGCTGGGTGATCCCGGCATGCAGGTGATCACCATTGCCACCGCTGCGCAGCGCCTGGTTGAGGACCTCGATCGTTGCTTCGCCGCCGAGGATCGCGCGGCCCTCGGTGCCCAGCGCCGCGATCGCAGCCTTCAGGGCCTTGCGCGTGTCCGGCGTGTCGTTCTCGCCAGGCTTGCCGACGATCATCGGGATGCCGAACTTCTCGGCGAAGAGAAGCCAGTCGCGCACCGACATGCGCTTGAACACGCACCACCACAGGCACGTGCGCAGGATGCCGGCCTGCACCTGCTTCCGCCACCGGCGCGATTCGGCGCGCATCCACGAGCTGCCCGGGCGCCGCTCGAGCGGCTCACCCGGCCATGGGTTCTTCTCGCTCGTCAGGCGCGCGTTCGATTGATCGTCGAACACGAAGCGGCGGTGCGGCACGCATACGATCGATGCGGGGATCTGCATGCCGTCGGCGCGCGTCCACCACGCGACCTCGGCGTACGACGAGCCGAACATGATCTGCAGCGCGATGTGCTCGATCGCGCCTTCCATGTCGAGCTGCCTGGTCGCTGCGTCGATCTCATCGGCGGCCTGCTTGCTGCCCGGACGGTCATCGCCAGGCCGCCACGACCAGTCGACGCACACCTCGTCGAGCCGCTGCTCGTAGAGGCCGCGCGTATGGCCGTCGGTGAGCACCGTCGACTCGAAGGCGTCGTACATGTGGACCGGCGAGCCCGAGTCGGCGAGGCGCAGGATCCACGCGACACGGTCGGGCGTGAGCTTGTAGCCAGCCCACGAATCGGAATAGTCCATCACCGACGGCTGCGTGACGATCTCGATCGTTCCCTCGGCGGGCGCGGGCTTCGTCACCGCAGGCTGCGTATCGGGCAGGTAACCCGCGAGCAGGGAACGCCCCGCCGGTCCGAGCTCGATGTCGCTCACGCGACTACTGTCCGATCGCCGCTACCCGAGAACGAGCCCCCCCTCGGCCAACCCCCTGCCGAGCTCGAGCGACGCATGGCGGTCCTCGCGATTGAGCCCTTCGCTGTCGAGCAGCTTCTTCGCGGATCCGCGACGCGGGAAGAACCGCCAGACCGCATAGCCGAACACGTCGCCAAAGTGCGCGGCCTTCTGATTGCGCGACGGCTTGCCGTTTCTCATGCGCCACTTGCGAGCGCTCTCGACGGCATTCGGGCACTTCGTGTAGTCAATGAAGAAGCTCGGAACGTTGTCGGCCGGCTTGATCGATGCGTTCGTCGCGCGAATGCGTTCCATCACATCGGGGTTCCCCTTCATGTACCGGTCGGGCGGGACGACATGCGGGAAGCCGTTCGCCTTGAAGATGTCGGCCGAGCCCTTTCCTTGGTACCGCGGCTTCTGCTTCAGCGGATCGCGCTGCATCTGCTGCCAGAAGCAAGATGCGTCGATGATGACGAGCGTGCTGTCGCCGCGATAGCCGCGGCGTTTGAGCTCGTTGCACACGTCCTCCTCATCAGCCTGGGCGAGGGCGATCTCGTCGTGCATCCAGAGCAGCCCGCGCTTCGGGTCCTGCGGTGCGCGCGGGTCGCGGTATATGTCGAAGATGCCGGTCGCGACCCACGGGTAGCCCTGCACGTCGACGACCACGAGCGCGTCCCACTGCGCGCGATTGCCTTCATGCGCGGTGAGAAACTCGCGCGTGATCCTGCCGAAGTCGGGCGGCTTGCGCTCGTTCAGCGAGCGGTCCCACGTGTAGAGCACGCGATCGGGCAACTGCAGCATGCGACCGCGGACCTGCGTCTCCCAGTCGTGCGCGGTCATCGAGCTCTTGAGCGCGAGCAGCTTTCCGATCGGAATGTGCGGGTTGTCGAGCGGGTCGCAGAAGAAGTGCTCGGCGCCGAGCCGCTCGCCCTTCTCGGTCTCCGTGACCGCGTCGAGCACCCACGTGCCGACGTCGCCGAGCACCGGAGGGTTCGCGGCGACGAGCGCGAAGCCGCCGGCGTCGACAGTCGCGCCGCGCGCGTTGCGATAGCTCTCGGCGGGAATCTGCTGCGCCTCGTTGAGGCCGACGAGCGCCGCCTTACCCTTCTTCAGCGAGCCCGGATTGTGGCCGGTGCGTAGCACGTGCTCGCTGCCGTTCGCGAGGAAGAACGTGTACTGCGGATCGCCGTTGTACTCGTACCAATCCTTCGGCAGCAGCGCCTCGATGATCCGCCTCGGCTCCTCGTGGAATGCCTCCGACGGCGTCACTGTCCACACGATCGAGCCGTCGACGGCGATCGCATAGCTGTTCAGGATGCCCTCCATGATGACGCTCTTGCCGGAGCGGCGGCCGCCGGTCAGGTACATCTCCGACATTCCGATCAGCGCGCCGAGCTGGGGGTCGAGGTCGAGATCCTGCTCGATGATCTCGCGGATGCGCTTGTCGAACTCCGTCGAACCTCCCTGCAGGTGATCGCCGAGCCACTTGTCGAATAGCGTCACCGCCTCGATCTGCGCGGCATGGACCTCGATGATTCGCGAGCGCTTCGCGTCGCCGACATAGCGCTTCTCTTCGCGGTCCCACAGCCCGCCGAACCGAGCTATGTGCGTCCCGCTCTTGTACCGAACGAAGTCGATCTGCAGCTCACAGTAGCGAGCGTTTTGGCGGTCGGCCGCGTCGAGCTGTGACCGAACCAGGTGATCCATCGATGATCGGGGCATCCTTCAGCTCGGGGCCGGGGCGCGGCTCTTCCTGTCGCTGTCGCGACTGCCGCAGCGCGCGCTCGGCCTGGTAGATGCGATCCGGATCGCGCAGCTTCGCCATGCGGTCGGCGAGCTTGAGCATTTCCTCGCGCTTCTCGTGCTCGGTGAGGTTGCTCGAGAGAACGTCGGCAGCCATCGCGGCGAGCGCGCGCTGCATCCAGCTGATCGCAGCGAGCGAGTCGTCGATCGGCGGGTCACCGAGCCGCTGACGCAGGGACTGCTTCGCCACTCCATCGACGCTAAGGGCTAAGAATCACCGTCGGCAGAGGGCTGCCGGCCGGGGGGGGTCGAATTTCTGGGGAACGATT